GGGGTACACACACTTTTTCACTATTTCGTTAAAACCCCTCATTTGTATTTACGATCGCTTGTAAACATCAACTCTTTTTGTTCATATACTTCTTGTCTGTCCATCATACCAATTAAATTTGCCAAAGTTCCATCGATGTAATCAGGTCCCACTTTATATCTTTCGGCTAAATTATTTGCTGCAGCTTGGTAATCATACCAATTTTCTAAACTGATTGGCCAGTTTTTCTTTTTAACTAACTCTTCTATGGGTTTTAATTTTCCAATCATACAGCAATAACTCATTGCTCGCATCTCTAAATTTTCTTTTGATGCTTCTCCCACTCCATTAGTTAGTTGATATCGTCTACGCAATCTAATGAAATCGGGTGCACATTCTAATCGACCATTGTCATTACCGTATATTACCATTCTTAAAAAACCACCATTTCTTTTACTTACGAAAGTTTCACTTTGCATGTTAAAATGTCTGGCAGACGACAATATCAATTTTTCGCTGTCATAGTCACCTTTCGCTATTATTATATTGTCATCACCTAATAACATCATCAATTTTAATCGTGACTCTCCAATAATATCCACTACATTCATATTTACTATAGCGTCAACTAAGGCATTTCCGTAAGCTGTGGGCGCTTCACCTGTGTGTCGCATCGCCATTCCAACAAATTTACTTACTCCACCAACTGCTCTCCAAAACAATTTACATTGCATCCACCATTCACAAATTACCGGATTTACTTTCAATAATTTATTTATTTCCATTTCCGTTTTGATTAATGTCATGTCAGTTTGCCTATCTTGTTTTTTCAAATCTGACTCGATAAAAGAAACGTTATGACTTTCTATATGGTTTAAATGCGCACTGATTTGTTGAGGAGTCATTCCATCAACGTATATTATATTAGATTTCAAACAGCTTTTAAATGCTTCTTTAGCTTTTAAGAAAACTGGACTGGCTATTGCTGTTATACCTTTACCTTGCCAAACTATCAATCTAACAATTTGCTCATTGGTCGTTTCAGGCATTCCTGTTCCTGCAAAAGCTCCATGAGTGCACCACGCAGCTACATCTTTCATTCTTGACTCTAACTTTAAATGCACATTTACTTTTGACATGTAACCTACCACGACTAATTCACTTAAAAAATCATCAATTTCTTGTGAGATTTTCAAACCGTCTGGACGCTCTTTCAACCAATTAATAATACCGTCACTATCAAAATTAATTGGATCTAAATTTTTAAGTCTATTTTTAATAAAATAAGTTTTTACAAATCTCCTAGCATCTGCGACTGGATCATGTTCAACCTCACGTAAAGTTAATTTGGCTCCAAATAATTTAGATACTGCCAAAACTTCTGCATGTTGTTTTTTAGTATACGCTGGTTGACTGTGTGTAGGATATTTTACTAAGCTTGCTTTGATCACCTCTTTTAAGCCACCAAATGCTTCATTATATTTTAAACTCATACCAGGAGTTTTTGGTAATGGTATGTCCATATGTAATAGTGATGTATTATCTTCCCAATAATTAATGATCTGAGGTTGTACAATTTCCTCTAATTCCTCATTCGTGATAGGTCCTGTCACATTACATTTGCCAATAACAAAACGATTGATTGCTTTAGTATCCAAACCATCGAATGCTGAAGAAGACGAGACGTCATCAGTAAATCTTAATCCTGATAATGCATCTACTGATCTGATTGACGATGTAACTCCTGCATTTAAAACTAAATCGTGTTGTCTTTTCCTTTTCTTGTATAACCAACCAAAGTGTTTGTGTTCAACTACAGATTGTTGCAGTTCATCAATATACACAGGTTCATCAACTTCGTCACTTGTCTTGGTTTCTATTAAACTTAATGTTTCTTCACCACTCACTTCAAATATCAATTTAAAGAAACCATCACCGTTATACCAAGTGTGCCCTTCAAAACCTTTCATGAAATTTGCTTTGTCGTACGCTTTCCACGTACATTTAATATTTTCTGTTGTTAATAACAACGGATCAACTTCAACTCCATATTCTTCTTGCATTAATTGTAATACAGATCTAGTTGAATTTACATCTGGTGTTTGACCTACACCGAATTTATTAAATTTGAAAAAGAACATCAATTGATCAAAATTGTCAGGTCTCATATAGATGTCTTCTCCACTTAATAACCACTTTGATTCAGCCCATGATTTAATTATTTCTTCGTACTCTTCTTCTCTCACGTCTTTAATATTGTTTCTTAACAGAGCAGAGATTGCTGTGACAGCAAAAACTCTTAATTTCTCTTCACCATTTTGAATTCCCAATCGTATAGGTCCATTGTATCTCAGTAGGTTTTTCCTATCAACACTCCAATCGTTTGGAAGTATTTTAATATTATTCGGTAATCTTTTAATTATTTCATCATGGTATTTTCTATTTTCAGCGTGATGATTAGCATTATCACAATGCATTATTAATAAAATTTCTTTATTTATGTTAACTGGACAACTAGCAAACTCTATATTTTTATCTTTACAGCTAACTTTGCTAGTCCCATTTATAAAACCATATTTACTTTGAATTTCGGAAGCTGTGTAGATGTCTTTTATGTGCTTTCTATCACCTTGAATTAATTTATAATTTATACCCAAATCTATCACGTAGTCTAATTTGATATTTGTGGTATAAATGGCTACACCTAGTCGTGTCATAACACTAGGACAAAAAGTCCATACACCTTGTTCGTTTACTAGATATAATTTATCTTTTTCAATGGCTCCTATTTTTAATGAATCACTGGTGTGTGTAAAAGTACCCATCACTATCTGATTTTTCCTTTGCATGATATTACCTAACCAGCCAACAACTCTAGCTCGACAATTTTTGATGATCTCATCTTTGATTCCTTTAATTGATTTTGGGTTAGAAGAGAATAAAGCTTTTCTCCATTTTACGGTAAAATCTTTTATGAATTGCGATTCTTCATTTATCGTTTCTTGTTTAACATTTGATTCGACATCATCATAATCTATTTGTTTTGGAATATCGCTGGTAGTCTCAATTATTACATCACTCAATTCATAATCAAAATCAACAATCATAATATGACGATTGCCTTGATATCCTTCAGTTACAAACAATTTTAAAAAAACATCAGAATTGTTCACTTTAATTAATGATGCTTCACTGTCAGTTTTCAAAATTAAGTTGATGTTGCAAATTTCACAATATACTTTAATTTCACTCTCGTTCACTAAATCAGGTATATTTAACATACCGATTAAATCTTTAACACTTTCTTCTGAACCAATTGTTGTTAATAAATATTGACTTAAACATGACGAGAAACATCCGTAAATTACTTGTGGATCAAATAAAATTTTTGGTTCACTATAATGCTCTAATAATCTAATAATTTTTGGTATTCTCTCCTCTTGGTTTAAGCTTAATTCCATACTTTTTTGAATCAATAAATTTCTCAAACTTGTAGGATTTTCATTTTTCATTGTTGTTTGCAAATGTCTAGTATCAACGATATCAACATGAGGATCCAATGATCTTACTAAATGATGATATTTATAACTACTTAAACCTAAAGAATTCAAAGCGTCTTTTATGTTTATAGGATTGCCATTTGAACTTTTATAACATTCTTTAATGATTACATGTCCGAATTTTTCCAACCATTCAGGATGCATCATAACATTACTATAAGGCATAGTACTATTGGGGCATATCAAACATTCTTCAATTTCCATCAAATCTGCATTTGCTTCATCTATTCCATATACTTCACCATGATGCAACATAGCACTTATTATTAAACTGAAATTTTCAGGATTCAATTGTTTACAAACGGACAAACCATCGAGATATGGTCCAAAAGTCTTGAATGGACCTGTTATTGCAACTTTCCCATCTAATTCTTTGTATCGAATTGCTTGTTCCCATTCTGTCCACAATGTGTTTACTGTTGGTCTACCG